TTGTTCAACGGCTATCCAAACTTGTACGTTCAATTCGACACAAACGATTACCTTAAGGGTGCGCCACTCGACCAGATGAACTTTGTTAAAGCCGGTGTTGATGCGGGTATTTTGACGCCTAATGAAGCGCGGGAATACCTCGGCAAAGCCCGTGTTGAAGGTGCTGACGAGTTGGCTACATCGTTCACAGCGGACAAACCTATCCCGGGAACGTCCCCACAGGACACTGGTGGCGGCGGCGGCAATCAGACAAGAAAAGCAAACATTGGAAAATAATGTCACTGATTTTCAAATCGGTGGTAGCATATTTGGCAACGTACACGCCACATGAGGTCCCGCCTGTTAAACGTGGGCGGCCTCCAAAGAAAATACATGACATTGACCGAACACCAGTCGATGAGGTAATCAATGACAAAGAAACACCTAATGGTATGCGAGGCCCGTCTAGCGGTCGAGGCCCAAAACGGAAACGACACACCGACAGGGAAAATCGAAGCCCGAGTCACCACTTGGGGTAAGCGTGAGGGGGCCGATGGTCGCCGTTTTTGGTATCAGCCCGAAGGATTCATGGATTGGGCCAAAGAATTCCAAGCCGGTGGCAGACCCCTGCCAATGTTTGTGAATCACTCAGCGGATGAGATTCCTGTTGGCGAATGGACAAGTTTTGAGTTTGACGATGACGGTATGACCGCATCAGGCCGCTTGTACATGAACACGACCAAAGGTCAAGACCTGTATCGTGTCATGAGCGAGTCTCCAAATATGTTTGGCGGTGTCTCTGTTGGCGCGTATGCAAACGAATACCAGTGGCTCAAAGAGGATGGTTCAATCTATCCCGCCGGTTCAGGCGACTATGACTACTATGAAAACGGATATTTTCAAATCACAAAAGGCGGCCTCAGTGAGGTGTCTGTCGTGATGTACCCCAACAACAAAGAAGCGGAAATCAGCAAACTGGAATGTTTCCGGGCTGATGGTTCCGTTGACTTAAGCGTTTTGGAAAAAGCCCTGCGGGATGTAGGTCTGACCAAAAGGGATGCGGTCACGTCCGTGTCCATTCTCAAGAAGGCCCTTGAACAGCGTGATGCTGTTGTTGAGCCTGTTGAAAATACGGACACGCGGAGTGATTCTGCTGTGGAAGTGACCTCAGACGAGTTGCTTGTTGCCCTTGAACGGCGCGAACTGCTCAAAACCCTAGAAACCCGATTGAAAGGTTAATCATGAAAGAAGTCATCGAAAAATTGGACGCAATGGACGTCAAGCAAGCTGAAAGCATTGCCGCCATTGAAGCAAAAATCCCTGCGGCTGTTGAGGCTGTCAAGGCTGAGTTTTCTGAGTTGGTCGCCAACTTGGAAGCCAAAGTTGCCGCTGTGCAAATGCCCGCTGTCCACAAGGAAAAAGCCAAGTCTGTTCGCGCTGACGTAAACCGTCACGTTCGTGAGCAGTTGAAGCAAATGGTTGACGGCAAGTCTTCATTCGAGAAACAACTGCAAGTTTTTGCTGATGAGTCTCAGATGCAAGCCTACTTGAGCGAAGCCTCTGCCCTGACAGGCGGCGGTGACGGCAAGGGCGGTCGTACAGCTTATGACCCTGTGTTCGTTGCATTGCGTTTGAACAACCCATTGCGCGGCGTGTCACGCACTGTTGCTACCGATGGCTCAAGCTACCAGTTCCGTGTTAAGACCGGCAACGCAGGTGCACAGTGGGGCTATGACATCCAAAACAACGGTACGCCCACTACTGAGAACACCAGTATTTGGCAAATCGTGTTGAAGGACATCAACGTTCAGTTCCCTATCCGTACAGCGGCTTTGGACGACATTGACGGTTTGGAAGCAAACGTTGTTGACGACATGTTGGCAGAATTCGCCCAACAAGAAGCCTTGTCGATGATTCAAAATAACGACCAGACTGGTAGCGGCACATCCACAACACTGGGTGGCGCGGACGGTTTGCGAGGTTTGGACCAGTATCCCGGTGCTAACAGCACATATGCCGGTGGTACAACTTCAACAGCGGCCTTCGGTTCCTCCGGTACTGGCTCAACAAGCGGTTTGCACAGCCTTGCCACTTACGACCAGTTGACAACCAACGGTAACACTGTTGGCGCGAACAACATCACATACGCTGACGTAATCAATTTCATCTATGCTCTCCCGCAACAATATTGGACCGATAGCGCGAAGTTTGTTATCAGCCCAATTTTGTTGAATGCTATCCGCGCATTGCGTGATGACAACGGCGCACCTATCTTCAATCGTAATGAAGGTTTGTCTGTTGACGGTATCGTTGGCAACCTGTTGGGCTTCGACGTTGTTGTGAACAAGTATTTGGACACACCTTCACAGACCACAACTGGTTCTGCCGGTACTAACAGCCTGTACCCAATGTACTTCGCTGACTGGTCACGTTTCCACACAATCATTGATCGCCTGAACATGGTTATGCGCAGATACGATCAAACGTTGCCCGGCTACATCACGTTTTTCGGTGAGAAGCGTTTGGCAACGAGCGTGCGTGATCCTAATGCCGGTGTGCGTTATCGCTCAACCGGTACTGCAACCTAATTACAGTAGCCATTGGTGGGGGCTTCGGTCCCCACCTTTTTTGCTTCATCTTCACGGGAATGACCATGACAAAAACCGAACTTATCCTGAACGCCATCAAGACGGCAATTACCGAAAATCGCCCTGTCACAATCGACTTGAAAGAGGCCAGTGGCATCACTGGTTCAGGTTCCGGTGTCGGTGGTCGCACCGTGTTTGATGATGCGTTCGCGGCCCTGCGCTATGCCAATCCTTTGCGTCAAGGTGCACGCGAAATTTCCGTTGCAGGGTCTGATGCACAGTTTGTCGCAAAAACCGGTAACGCCGCAAATTCGACAAATCCTTGGGGCTACACTTTCACGCCCAACTCAGGCTCACCAAATATCAACACAAGCATTTGGCAGTTGCCAGTGCGTGTGTTAACGGCTCAGTTGCCCGTTCGTTCCGCAGTGTTGTCGGATGTGAACGGCCTTGAGGCCACAATCGCTGAAGACTTGGCATTGGAATTCTCACAGCTTGAGGCAACCTCAATGGTGCAGAACGATGACCAGTCCGGCACAACAACAACGTCTACCGGTGGTACAGACGGCTTGCGCGGCCTTAACAGTTACACATCGGGCGCAACAAGCGCGTTCGGCACGTCCGGCACGGGCATCACAAACGGCATTCATACCATTGCCACCGTCTCATTGGGCGGCACAGCGGTCACTTACAACAAGATGACAAACATGGCGAATGCTTTGCCATCGCAATACTGGGCTTTGCCCGGTACGGCTTGGCACATTAGCCCCACAATGATTCAAACTTTGCGCCAGTTGAAAGATACAGCCGGTCTGCCATTGTTCTTGGAATTGGGTGAGAAGGACGGCGCGGCTATTGGTCACGTGTTCGGTTTCCCTGTGATTCCTAACCCGTACCTGACAGACGCATTCCCCGTCTACCTCGCAAACTGGCCTCGATTCCTCACCATCGGCGACACAGAGATGATGACAATCCAAGGCTTTGAACAGACACAGCCCGGTTTTGTTACCATGTTCGCTGAAAAGCGTATGGTCAGCACTGTGCGTGACCCGTTTGCCGGTGTGCGTATGTCTGCCGCCTAACAGGAGGCTAAATGGCAAATGAACAAGTCGGATATTTGAACTACGGTGCGCCAACACGCAACCCGTTCAACTACGAGAAATTTCAACAGATTGCCCGTGACAGTGTCACGGCATGGTTGACCCTTGACGAGATCACTCAGCAAATCAATTTGTTTGAGGATGAGAGTCAGGATGCCTACCTTGAGTCTTTGGAGTTGGCTGTTAGGTTCGCCATTGAGGACTTTTTGGGAATGTCAATTTTCCCAACATCGTACCGAGTTTGGTACAACGCAAGCAGTCTGTACGGTACACCATTGACCCTCGACTTGCCCGCTGTAAGCCAAGACTTTGACCCTACACAGCCGGGTGTCACGGTAGACGCAGTGAAATATTGGACTGATGACAACCCTCCTGAATTGGTGACGGTTGCAGAGGACCAGTACTACTATGACCCGTCCGGCAACAAGATTGTGTTGGCAAGCCTACCGAGTAACCTGAACAACGCGATGACCTCGCCAGTGTTCTGTGAGTACACAACAGCGGCTGACCCAATCTCCAATTACCCTGTCATCAAGCAAGCGGGCCTGTTGTTGTTCACTCACCTGTACAACAACCGTAGCAACACGACCGAAGTACAGTTGAAAAACATTCCGTTCGGTGTTGAGGTCCTGTTACGCCCATACAAGCCTTTGGTGATGTAAATGTCAATCAAACGGTACGAGAACATCACAATCAACAACCTGACGTTTGGCAAGAACGGCTTTGGCGAACAAAGCACGACACAAACAGAATGGTTCAAGACCCGCGCACTGGTGGGAGATGTTGCGAACAGCCTGAAAATCAGCGACAAGTATCGTTTGTACCAAGACATGGTTAACTTCACGTTGAACTACACGCCCAATATGCGGGCAATTGTCGAGAGTCAAAACTTGTATTCAATCAGTTGGCGAGGCCACGACTGGCGCATCACGGATGCCAAAGAGGGCAATGACCGTATGTCAGTCAAATTCCTTTGCTACAGAACAGACCCAGTCACGGCGGTGTAATGGCACTACTCAATCCTGTCATTGTTGGAGAGGCTTTTCAGTACCAACTGCAAAGCATTGTCGGGACAGTCCCGGTCTACGCTGTGTTCAACCGAAATTTCGCTACACAGCCTGAATTCGTGACTTGGCAGATGCGTAATTTCCATCAGCCTACCTACACAGGCCAAAGTCAAAACAACACTGGTATCAACACGCCTGTGTTTCAAATCTCTGTCTTCACTCAGCGGATTGATAGAGGTTTCACAATTTCAAATGAAATACTACAATCATTGCACGGGTACAGTGGTCAGTTTGGGAGTCCCCAAGATGGCTTCTACCTGTCTAAGGCTGATGTGATGTGGCTGTATGACGGGTATGACAACGAAGAAAACTTGGCTCAAGTTTTTATGGATTGCACTTTGTACCTCCAAACCTGACAAGACAAGATTGCTCAACACACTTTTTAAAGGAAACCATCATGGCTCTTATCAATCAAGTCCTACCCGGTTATGTAGCAACCCTGTGGTGTCAGACTGGCGCAAATCCAACGCCCCTGACAGACACTCAGTTGGCTACTTGGACCGGTCAAGTCGCAGACATCATCGGCACTGACGCCGGTGGTACTGGCACAGACGGCATTCTCGTCCCCGTTGAGGTCATCCCTCCATTCGGTGCTGACGATGCTGTTGCGGCCTACTCTGTGGCGGGTGCACGTACAGGCGCGAAGATCACAACACAAAACCAAGTGACCTCCATGTCTATTACTGCCGCTTGGAACCCTGCTAACACGGCTCAGTTGTTGATTCGTGAAGACGGTTACAGCGGCTCTGTTGTCCGTACCTATGTTGTCGCCGTGTATGACGGCACAAACACCGTGGCATACGCATTCAATGCGCGTGTTGGCGGCATGACATGGGATATGAACACAAACGCTGAAGGCAAGTTCAACTTCACGATTCACCCTGTTGGCGGCAATTCCTACGGTTGGTCAAACAACACCTGATTTTGCCATTTAGCCCCTGCCTACCAAGGTGGGGGCGTTTTTTGAAGATAAGACACTATGGAACCGTTTGAAATTAACAGCCGGGATGACATCCTTGCCTATGTCGTTGCAGAGGCTGAAAAAGGCAACAAACAGTGGTTTGGGTTTTTGCAACAGAAGATGACAGGCATCAGCCTTGTCCATCAGATTGCGGCCCGACACGCAGACAAATTCACCCCTGACGAAATCGTGGACTATGTGAATCGACTGAACAACTCGATTTTCAACCGCATGATTAAGCCGGGGGCACTATGACATTCGCATCCAAACTAGGCAACAATTACGAGTCAATCCGGGCCGCATCCCGGTACAAGACCATCAAAATCAATATCAACGACACGCCGTTTGAATTGAAGGTCCGTATCCCGGTCAAGCGCGAACTGGAGGAAATGACTGCCGAAATCTCCAGTCCGCCTGTTGAGGTGATTGATGCCATATACGAGGAACTGTCAGCCCCGTTGATGAAGACACTGCAAAACGCAGACGAGGGCTTCATGGAGGCTTTGAATTCAGAGTCCGAGAAAATCAAGGTCACGGACAACGATGTGATTGTCGAAGGCAACTCCATCCGACAAGTTGCGCATTTAACGGCAATCTGGCACGCCCAAGTGCAACGATACTTTGGGTTGTTGCAGTCAGCCACAGGCGAACCGATAAACGAGTCCTACGATGAGATTGCGGACGAATTCCCCGAGGCTGTCATCAAGGAAATCATCGAGAAAATCGATTCAGCCATTCGCCCCAACTACAAGGGATGGAGCAAGTGGCAACACGAATCCGGGCTTCTGTGTTGAAGTCCTCAGTGATCGCAACGTTGTTGATGATGCCTTGATAACGTTTGAAAAACTGTTGCGTAGGGCTAGTGATGATTTGATTGTTGGAATCGAGAAACCCGCGCCACACCTCAATCAAGGACCCCTTGATGTCGCTACTGAGAATCAAAGCAACACTGGCAGGGTCAATTCCGGTCAACTGGATTGTCATATCATCCGATGTGGCTTTAATGTCGCGCTGTACATCGCCAACACTGAGTAGTGCGCCAAGATTGGAGAACGTTGTTCCATCTACCGTGACAGGACCCGCCGCATTACAAAACGTGTAGGTGTTTGTAACAGGCTGACCAACAGAGAGTTTCACAAACTCAGCGTGACGAATAGAGGCCGAATTGACGGCGTTGATTGTTGTCATGTAATGTATTCCCTAAACACGAACGGTTGGTCCCAACGAACAAACGCGCCGTCCTTCATTGGGTTCAAAGTATATGTTGGGCAAGCCTCTGCTACAACAGTAAAAGTACAAGCATTACCCAAATACACGGTTGTCCCGGATGTTGGCGAACCGATGATTGGGCGATGAATGTAAACCGTTGAACCGGCTGAATCGGCAGTCACTTTGTATGTGTAGCCGTTAATCATGATGAAGTCACCGGCCTTGTATGTACCGTTAGAAGTCAATGACAAGGTCTGAGAGTTCGCCGCAGGGGTTGCCGCTAGTGTCGCCGCTGTAGCCGTGCCTTGCATTTTTGTGAACCAAGACAAATTTGCGCTGTTGAAAACAATCGTTTCAGGATTCCGGCGGTCAGCATTGTCAATTGACTGAATGATGTCACGGACCTGTGGATAGTACAGATATTCGTGTGGCTGAACAGTGAACACCCAAGGCACAGCAGTCAGGTATTTGGCCACGGTTATGTAGCCCGACCTTGCGACCTGTTGTCCAACAGTACGGCGATTGTTCACCGTCATGTTCTGTTGAATTTCAAAAATTGTTTGGAACCCCGACATTAAGACCTCCCGCGACCGATTGCCAACGACTTGTTAGCGTATTGATTTGCCGCCCAAATAGCATTGGGACTGTTCATCAATCGTTCCTCGAAACTCTTT